ATTCTCTGCCTGATTTTCCAAATATCAGATGACTTTCTTTTTTAAGTCTTCTAACCAAATACGCATGCACATCAATTCTCTCACCATCTGTATTTGGTGTTTTATTGAGTATACTCACTTCATGTGTAATTAAATTTGTTTTCTTTACTTCGTTTGAGTTTAGCCTTTCAAACTTGTAGGTCTTTGTTTTTTCGAGAAATTTTATCAGTAGTTCTTCTGGAGATCTATTACCCGTGACATCATCTAAACCAAAGTTGTTAACATGACACTTGTGTTGGGCGTGGCAATAATAAATATCATACATAGAAAATGCCTGCACAATGTCGCCATCTTTATATGAGCTTGGCTCTGGGCCATCATTTACTTTTACTATAACTTCCATTTTATTTCCTAATCAAACATTATAAACATTGCGCCAGTATCCGCCGCCGCTTCACTTACTTGATGAGCGCCTATATCCCAAGTGTCTCCCTCAGCATCTCTATCTCTTCCATTAATATCAATATTAGCTTCATTAGTAGTTCCAAGGTCAACTCCGGCCTCAGCGCAAACAGAGCTGCTCTGTATATGCAAATCTTCTGAACCAGCAGTAGTAGAAACAAAAGCTATTTCGGCTAAAGTCTTATCTATTAGAGAACCTGTTCCACTGGCTTCATATGCAGTCGATGCTGTATCGTCTGAAAGATTATAGGCTTCATCAACGGTTCCTGCCCCTCCATTGTTGGGTCCGTATTCATAAGCTCTTTCTCCAGTTGCATTTGCAGAGTCTAATTTTGAGGCTATATTATTTTTTATTCTTGTGTTAGAGCTTGCTGGGTTGCCAAATCTATAAGCAATCGCATATTTTGTGCTTCCATTTGACACTATGTTATAAACAGTATTATTATAGATGTAAGCATTTCCACCCCAAAGATTTGTATTAACTGCACTTGCACTATCATTAGACGTTTCAACTATGTTGTATATAATATTATTGAATATATAAAGGCTGTCTGATGAAGCCCCTGCTGCAATCGTATGTATCATAAATGGGCCAGTGCTTCCGGGGTTTCCATTTTTGTCATGTATAAGATTATTTCTTATGATATTGTTATTGTTAGTTCCTACAAGAACTATAGCCTTATTAGTATTTCTAGAGTCCAGACTATCTAAACTTATGTCCAGCCACTCAGCAGTCATGTTATCTATATTAATTCTAAGAATACCTACGTTATGACCAGAATTAGCTGTTGGTTTCCATAAAGCTCCACTTTCTGCCGTTCCATCATGCCTGTCGTCTTCATAGACAGAAAGAGTTACGGAAGACAAACTTTGCTTGTTGTCAAAGTTAACAGTCGCATCCGTAAAATTAGAATCTGCATGAAGCTCGCCAACAACATCATCGCTACTTCCCCAATATGATGGACTTGCATCATCTACCATAGCTTCAAACAAAGTAATTGTAGAGAAGGCTCTTTTAAAAGTTCCAGCAGACTGCTGATAAGACATGTCGTAAAAATTGCCATAAGGACTCAAGTCGCCCATTCCGCTACCACCATCATCAACCTGTTTCAAGGTATAATTACTTCCAGAAATATTGGTGAGCAAATACGTATACGTTGCAAAAAAAGTAGTCTCATCGGCAATTACGAATAGATCTCCAACAGCAACGCTTGAGCTTGGAGTTGACGTAAATGTTATGACATAGGGGTTGCTACCAGAAGTGCTAGCAGGAGTGACTGTAGATATACTCTGATTTGATCCAATACTTACCGTTGTTGTTGGCATAAACTAAATCCTTACTAACTAAAGTTTTGTCCTATAACTACAGCATTGTAATAATGAACACTACCAGCAGGAATACCAAAGTTCAAGAATCCTATAATATCTGCTTTACTGGCTGTGGTTGTCAGAGTTGGAGCAGTGCCGTCAGCAAAATTAACAGCGACCGCAGTTCCATCATAAGCATAAAAAGCAGAGAAGTCTACTGTCCTACTACCTGTAGCGTCTTGCTCAAATCTGATAATAACTTTCTGCCCCTCAGATTGATTCTTAAACCAAATTTCATCTACGTTTGCTGTGAGCTGAACTCTAAAGAATCCAGCGGATGCAAGGTCTAATGTTACGACATTCCCCGTTCCTCCGCCCTTCAAAGTCTGTCCAGTTGATATAGCATTAGTTTTAGAGATCGAAGAATGAATCGCTTGTGTACATTTAAGAGGTTTTGATATTTCAACCGCCTCCTTACTATATGTTACCTCATCAGTCTTGTCTTGCGTATTAAATTTAATATAAGAGTTGGAACTTTCTGTGATATCTAGTGCGCTAGCAACATTATCCTTAAGTGTAATTTTCCCAGTGCCAGTATTTGTGCCAGATAAATCAACATTCAACCCATTTGCGGCATCTGCAACGCTAATGCTATCACAATCTATGTCTCCAACATTTGTTATATTTCCATCGGATATATCAAGAGACCCACAAGCAATACTACTACTACCATTGTCAATATTTCCAAATCCAGAAGTAATACTACCAGCATCTAAAGCTCCGACAGTCGTTATATTGGAAGTGCCGGGCCATGTCGATAAAGCTGTATTTTCAACATTCCCCAGTCCAACATCAGATGAGGTGGTATTCGAGTTCAGTAAAGTTGAAATTGATGTTAACCCAGTCCCACCATTAGTTGCAGGAAGTGTCCCCGTGACATCTGCGGCTAAATCAATGGCATTTCTTGTTATTTCTTGTCCTGATATAGTTATGTAGTCAAGAGTGCCAGCAAGGGTGACATTTGTAGAATTGTCAGTACCAGCTGGATCTACGCCGAGACTGGTTCTTGCAGTGGCTCCGCTTTCTACTACCCAACCACCAGCACTTCCTACAATGAAATTACCATCTGCACTACTTAATGCAGCAATTGCACTCAGGTTAGCATCATAAGCCTGAACGTTGCTACCTATCGCCACACCCAGTGTAGTTCTCATGTCGCTAACAGTGCTATCATCTAATACGGTTCTAGCGGCGGCAGTCAGGTCAGTGACGGCATAAGTATCAGAAGCACTAGTATATATCATTTTGTTCGCAGCTGTAGTTAATCCAGCTATAGATGTTAAACCGGCGTCATAAGCCTGAACATCACTACCTATGTTAACGTTCAGCGTATTCCCAGATTTGCTCAATCCAGTACCAGCAGTTATTTGACCAGCTCCTGAAAACTGTACAAAAGTCAAGCTGGTAGTGCCCACAGTAATTGGGTCATTTGTTGTTAAGACAAAACCTCCATCACCGTTGACAGTGCCCTCTTCTACAAAAGTAAATGCCCCAGAAGTCACTTCTGCATTTGAATCAAAATCTGTAGCTCTAGTTGGAGCACCGCCAGAATTGACAGTATAGATACCGTTCTCTGATCCTGTTGCTTGATCTTTAATTAGTATTCTATCACCTGTAACTAGAGTAACACCATCTACTGTTTGCCCATTTGCAAAAGAAGTAGACAAAGTGCCAGCTGTTGTGGTGGCAACATGACAAGAATCCTTGACATCTAAGCCTGATTTAATTGCATCAACATATGACTTGGTAGCTGCGTCTTGATCGCCAGTAGGATCTGTTAGGTTTGTGATCTTATTACTATTTAAACTTAAATCCCCATCAGGATTTGTTATATTGTTGAGAGTAGTAGTAGAGGCATAAACACCTAAAGTAGTTCTCATGTCACCGACAGTAGCGTCATCTAACAAAGTTCTAGCAGCTGCCGTTAGGTCTGCAACTGCGTATGTGTCGAGAGCTGTGGTGTAGATCATTTTGTTAGCAGCTGTAACAAGACCTGCTATAGAAGTTAAACCGGCATCAGCAATTGTTGTGCTTATTGTTGCAGTGTCGCCTGCACTTGTAAAGTTCGCAGACCCAGTAACATCTCCACTCAATGTAACAGTAACAGCTGATGAAAAACTTCCAGCACTTCCAGTAGTATTTTGATTAAGCGTACCTATTGTAATATCTATTTCTGTGTCTGGATCTTCGGTAACACCGAAATCACTTGAAAAATTTAATGTAACTATATCGCTCCCGCCAACCTGAACATTATTTCGTTTGACGGTATTCATCGTTCCAGCACCGCTACTACTATATCTATCTTCTATTGCTGCAGCTGTCATAATAACTAAATCGCTATCAACAAAAGGTTCTGCAGAAGTCTGAACGCCACTAACATTTACATTATCAAGTACAAGGCCACCAACACCAAGTCTTAATTGTTGTAATCCACTAGCATAAACAAACTCTGGGCTAGTAACCATACCTCCAGATGTTATGTCTGATACGTCTCTAACAAAAGGGATACCACTGTGATAAACTTTTGCTGAAGAATTAAGATCTCCTCCACCCAATTTGTGTTTGCCTAACGCAACTAAAATAGTTCCATTACTGGGATGTTTGCTGATAACATATCCAATGGCCGAAGAGAAATTAGGAGCTAACGGAGCAACATTGACAAGCTCTCCAGCACTGCTGGATAAAAATAGCTCGTCGCCCCCATTAAAAGAATTTGTATTTAAATCTCTTACAATACCAAAACTCGTAATATATCCAAAAGAGTTGTTTTCTATAGAGTGAGTGGCGATTCCAGCGACTGTTGAATTATCTTCAGTATCTGCAGATGCTAAGGCTATAGTTGGAGCAGCGTTGCCATGAGCACCTGCAATTCTAACAGCTTGCCCATTATTGATTGTACTACCCGTGTTGTTTCTTACTCTAATATATTGCTCTTGACCAACTTGAAGAGATATATCAGCTTCATCATTATAAACTGTTAATGCCTTGTTTTCATTATCATAAAAGACTAGACCTTCTTGGTGAGTCGGATAATCAGCCTCAGAGATCGGCGTCATGTCTAAAAGAGGGGTATTGATATTATTGCTAAAAGTACCTGTAGAAGCGTTGACTTCACGAGAAGCAAAAACGTCATATGGAACATAAATACTTTTAGGGCTACAGGCAGTATATTTTATAGTTTCAAGGAAGGTATCTCTATTACTAGCATAACCCGATTCAACCGTATGTGTACCTGAAGACAAAGCTAGTTTAGAACCAGTGCTACTGGCCAATACTATATTTCTTTCTAACCTGTCTGGAGAAGTCCTAACAGTACCTACACCAATTTCAAAGTTGCCATTCGCATCTTCTATAGTGTAATAAGTAGTGTTGTTTGCTCCTATACCGGCAGCAAATGTAGAAAAGCCAGAAACTGCACCAGAAAGTAACAGTACATCTATGCCAGTTGTTGATGTTGTTTCTTTTACAGCGTCTTCTGCCAGTACTAATGCCATGCTAAAACTCCTATATATAAAGACTCTTATATATAAATACACAAAAAAACCGCCCTATCATGACAATAGGACGGTTTCTTCTAGAATTAGGTTCTATATTAGAATGAGCCAGCGAGAACTCTTCTATTGTCAAGAACACCAAATCCAATCTCAGCCCAACCGTAGTAACCCTGACGCTGATGTCTGTGAAGAGCTTCATCTTCATAAACTTCAACTTCTTTCTTAACAGGCATTACAAAGCTATCGTTAGAGGCTTGGTCCAAACCGATTACCAATTCTACATCAGCTGTCTGGAGAGAACCGCCGAGATCACTAGTGAAGTAGTTTTGATATTCTTGGTTGTCACCAAACTCAAACAAGTCGTGAAGGTTAACACCGAAGATACGAGTCAATGGAGCTCCGTCGTCAGCTGCTACGTAAATTTCACGACGTGAAACTTCGTCAAGCTGATCAACACCCCAGTTGCGGATGTCTTCGATTGCTTCTGGTGAGAGGTAAAGGTCAGTCAAGCGACCATTTGCAGTAACACTGTTACCACCACCGTTACGACGCATTACAGTCTTCATCAAAGATACAAGACGCTTTGTAAACTGACCAGCAGCTGCATCAGCATCATAGACCAAGATGTTTCTATCAACAGCAGCGGCTAGCAAAGTGTGCCATCCGTCGTCGTTGATTTTCTTTACAAATGAAGCTTCTAAAACTTGCATTGCGCGAGCAACAACGTTCCAGTTAGCTTCACGAGCATACTTAAGCAAGAAGTCAATCGAGCTTGTGATGCCGTAAGTGTTGACCATTACGTAATCGCCTTCGACGCTACGTTCTGGAATACGACCATGACCCGGATTAGTGTAAGCAACGTGATCGCTTTCTGTACCCGGAGCAAGAAGGTCAAGTGGAAATTCAGGTGTAGCACCCGGCTCAAGTGGCATAGCTTCATAAATAGAAGTTACAACATCGCCGAACAATACGCCTTTACGAAGTGGCAATTCTAAAGCTTTAGCGATTTCTCGTTGTGCTTCGATTGCAACTGCTTTATCGGAACTACCTGATCTTTTGAGCAGTTCGATAAAATCTGCTGAAGGACGTTCTTTCATATTCATTATCTTATTCTCCTTTATGAGCTAAAGTTACGGTAGGTTGATTTCTACTTTAGCGTAACCATCTTCATCTTTCGATGAGAGGAAACGACCAATAGCAGACACAGTTCCATCACCAACAATATCGGATGCAGCAACATTACCACTGTGAGCAGGATAAACTGAGTCACCAGCGGAAGGATCTGCGCCTTCGATACTATTAGTTACAATGTAGCCCTTACGCAAGATGGTAACTTTACCACCCTTCTGGACTTCATCTTTGTGTTGGTTAATGTGCTGACGAGTAAGGTCAAGATTAACCATATCGTTCAACAAAATACCCATAGGAACTTTACCGGAAGCAGTAGCAGCATAAGTAACCAAAGCAGCACCTTGATCCATAGCAGCACCACTACCACCAGTTGACAAAGAAGCAATACCACCTCTAGTAGCAACTTCATTCATGAAGAAGCTAATGTCAGTTTGTACTTCATTTCTATCTGATTTAAGAGCCATTATATATTCTCCTTCTCTTAATTATTTAAGGTTTGCAGTTGACTTTAGAAGAGTACCAAACCATTCACTAGCTGAAGAGCGAAGTTCCTCTGCAGGATCGTCTTCGTCAATAGCTTCAGCCATTGCTAGGTCAGCTTCTTCTTCTACTTCTTCAAGGACTTCAACACTTGCTTCAGCTTCTTCTACTTCTTCTTCAAGAACTTCATCAGCCATAGTTTTACGTGCTTCTTCCTTTTTACGAGCTTCTTCATGTTTGCGAGCTTCTTCTTTTTCTTCTTCTTTTTCTTTCATCTTCTTTTGCTGTTCAAGCATTTTAGGGCTCATCGCAGCAACGACAAAATCAAAGGTAGAATCATCAAGGTTTTCAAATCGAGCGATAGCTTCGTCCAATTCTTCACCTTCAAGACCAGCTTCAGTTAAAGCGGCAACTCTCTTTTCGAGGGCAGCAGCTTTTTCGATTTCAGCAACCTTAGCGATTGCTTCGAGCTTTGCTTCTTCACTAGCAGAAAGACTTTCTTCTAGTTCAGCAATTTTTGCCAAAGCCTCGTCAGCTTTAGCTTGGACTTCAGCGATAGCTTCGTCCTTAGCAGTAATTTCGGCTTCAAAAGTTTTAAGCTGGCTTTCAATAGCTTCAGACTTCTGTGCTTCCATTTCCTGCTTCATAGTTTCGTTGGCGGCGCGAGCTTCAACAAGTTCAGCTTTAACGTCGTCCAACTGTTTCTGTAAGACATCAGACATCTTATTCTCCTTTATAGATGAAACAGTAACTAATTCACTTTCAAATTCACTAAAACTTTGGTTGTCATTCAAAATGACACTTCGAGGATTAGCAGGTTTAGAAACCAAGCCCTTGCCAGAGAAAGATATATTTCTTAATAAACGACCTACTGTGTAACCCTCGTACTTTCCTGTTCCCCCGTATGCTCGAAGATGTTTCGTCAAAAATGCCGAAGCCTCTTCTCTTGCTACAACTTTCATTTCGCCTTGTGAATTTTTTAAAGCGTAATCAAAGTTTGGGAACAAACATTCCATCGAGACAAACCATTTTCCTTCTTCAATTTCCTCGATTATATTTTGCATTCTCTCGCGAAGTTCCATATCACTCCAAGACTTATATAGAACACCAGTTGATATGATGTTGAAGTCTTTCGGTGAGCCAGCTTCTTCCCAAGACAATTTATCATCTAATTTGTTTCCACTAAAATCAGTAACATAATTACCTGTAATATGACCAATGATATCTTTTTCATTGTGCATGTAATTAAACTGTTTATCTTCTGGAGTGGAACGAGCTTCCCACATCTCTTTAGCATCGAAAACATCATCGTTCTTATTCCAACCGCTACTAACTAAAACAGAGCTTAGATAGTATAAGTCAATCTGTTCTTTGTTTTCTGCTTGTGATTCTTGAAGCTCAAAAAAAGATCTAGCGACGGCCTTATCAGCGTCAACCGATGCCTCGCTAGTCATTAAAGTATCATCTTGACAAATAACATGAGAACAATATGCAATTGTATTGTTTTCTTTGATTACTTGCTCAAGACCATCTTGTATTTCTTGTGCATATATTTTCATAATGAAGATCTCCTTACATCATAATACACAAAAAATATATAATAGTTAATTTTTTACTATAAAACTAGCTATAGCTCGCAAAGGTTGAAGCGTAGATGTATCTCATTTCATCAATACTTGGTTTTCTATTTTGAGTATCGACAAAAGAAGCTACAGCACTTTCAATCGCTTCAGTAAATTCCTTAGAAGGTTTTGTGCTTGCGTCAATGATTGATTTAATCACATCTGCATCTATTTCCATATAAGGCTTCATGCCAGTCAATATGCATAATTTAAGATATTCTAGCTCGTCAAACTCTGATTTTGTAAGACTTCTAGCGTTTTTCTTTTGATAGTGCTCTAAAGCCATCGGTGTAACCAAGTCAGCAATTGCCTTCTGTGCTTCGTAAGCCCATAAGGTTTTTGCTACACCCTCTCCACTTCTAGGTAGAACTCTCTTTTGTTTTCTTGGGCCAGAATCTCGGGAGTGCATAGGTCTTCCACCTTCTGGGTTTTCAGACACAGGACTAAAAGCTTCTTCCTGTTCTGGAGAATTATTCTCTTCCAGTCTTTTAGGTTGATCTGCAGGAGGATCATTTTCAACATTCTCCGCAGGCGGCAAACCTAATGTTTCCAAATACTCATCATTATCTAGCAAGTCTTTTGTCATTGCCAATTTAGCAACATCATCCGAATGCTGTGGATTGTGGAAAGGACCAGCCTTCCTCGGAGCAGAAGAGTCTTTAGCTCTTTCTCTGGTTTCTCGGCGAACCCTGATCCTTTCGATATTAGGGATCTCTCTAAATCTCTCCAGTAGAGTTTCTTGAGATATAATATCTCTGTCTGCGAGCTGCATTAGTAATTGTTTTTGAGCTGCTTCGTCAGATAGTATAATTGAATCAAAATGCATTTCAGCTGGAAATCTAAAGCCCATAGCCTGTTGTACCATCTTAATTTCTTGAGACCAGAACTCTTTTAATATTTCACGACCATATTCTAATCTTTCAATTAGAGTCTTGAGGCTTACATAATTATTAGTGTACCCTCCACTAGCTCCTGCAGCGCCAGTAAGTGTAGGAGGTATTCCAAGTCCAGCGTATACGCTCGTTAGAACTGGTTGATATTTTTCTGCACCTAAGAATTTATATACTTGAGTTGTACTTTCTTTGAAATCAATTTCAGGACCCCAAACCAAATCCATAGTACCACCACCAACATTACTAGCTAAAATATCTCTTAGCCTATTAATAGCAGCTTTTGTTGGAATAATTTTATGATCTAAGTCACCAATTGTCCATAGTCTTACATTAGAAATAGCACCATCTAACGCAGCTAAGTCAGCAAGTTTCATCTTCTCTAACATTATAATGTCATCAAGAATAGCATAGATCATTGGGTTTGCCCACAGGTTCCAGTCATCTTTCTTGTAATGGTACACAGAAAGTTTGTTCTGGTCTAATTCAATCTCTCTTTCGCCATTCTTAAACTTATTTACGATATCTGTAGGAAGTTGTTTGTTAACGCCTTTTCTTCCTTGATAACTCATCATTGAGTTTACAGTATTCTTTGACACCTTAAGAACATATTCTATGTCGCCTGTAAATGCGGCACCATTATTCTTAATATCTACGGCTAGCGGATTTAAGAAGTCATACTTCCAAGGTATAACTCTTCGCTCCACTGGAACATTTTCTATCTTCATATCTGGAGCAGCCGTACTTCTTTTTAGTTCAGCTTCTTTATTTTTGTTGAGGCGAGCTGTACGTCTTTTTACAACCACATTACCACATCTATAAAGATAGTTGAGGAATCTCTCTGAGCGGTCATGCCCATTTACATTTTCAAACCACTTGCGATAGAATCTTTCTACCGAACGGTTAGGATGCACTAGGGTGATACCTTGAGCTGCAAAGTCACCCATTAAGTCAATGACATTTCTAATGATTCCGACTTTATCATATGCCTGCATGCACATCTTGATAATTCGCTTCTGGTGTTTGGGTACAGCTTCTCCCGGACGGAAAGCAGTGTAATCACTACGATAAAAAGAAGGTCTTACAGAACGTGAAGGTTCCGTGTCAATAAATGTTCTATAGTCGTATGCAAAAGATTTTTGTACGCCATCATACGCATTTATGTTATCTGAAGCCTGTTCGTAAGCTTGACTACGTTCTAAATCATCGCCCCATGTTAAGTATAGATCGTCTGACATTTATATTGCTCTCCAGTCAATGGTATTGTTAATTGTATTGTAAATGATTATACACACAATTAATAGATATCGCCTAGATTTTCTGTAAACCAAGAAGGGCCATTGTAGAGAGGGCCATCATCTTTAGGTTGTTGCCCTTGAGATTTATTGGCAAAACCGCCGTAATGATCGTACTTTACAACTGATTGCTGTGCGCCGAAGTGACGAGCGCTCATGTTTGCCATGATCAAAGAAGAGTAACGGTCTTTTCTTAATCTGCTCTTTTTACCAGCGGCAACTTTAATTTCTGGAGTGTCCCATCTTTCTCTCCCTGTAGAAGTCTGAGTCATAACAATCATAGATAGCTCGTTCTTAAGTTCTTCTATTTCCATTACACAGTCTTCTAATGTATCGTACACTCTGCCAGTTCTATTGTCGTCTTCTGCCGAAAGACCAAGACTGACCGCATCAAAAGCAGGAAATAAAACGATCTTGTCTTCAAAGTCTTTTCTAAGTCCATGATTAGCTTCAGCTAGCCAATCATACTTTGCAAACTGGCACATCTTAAGAATGTGCAGGCCCTGTTCATTATCGGTGTCCTTTGGTTTGTCCCAGTCGATTACAGGCCAAATCGGTAGCTCACCTTCTCTTATTTTGTCTTTGTCATGCAGAGCTTCCATGACAGCGATACCACCACCCTGAGCATCAAGTGCAATTTCCACACAAGGAAAAACTCTCATCAAGTTCCTAATTTTTCTAGCGCAATAAGAGTAGAAATCATCTTCGTCCACAAGGTGTGCCTTTAGTTGGTCTCTATGCTGACTTCTGTTCGTAGTCCACACATGAACGACTCTTCGATGTGTGCCATTCAATTCAAGAACAACAATACTAAAATTGTCAACTTCCGATGCCGGGTCAACGCCGAATATATATTTTTTATTTGGGTCGCCTTTCAGCATAGCTTCAAACTGTATTTCTTCGCCTTTAATTTTTAGATTGTTTTCTTCTGAGGCTATGCAGTTTTCAATCAAAGATCTTTTGAAAAACCCTTGACTGTCTGTAGTAAAACAAGCTCCATACTCCATCTGGAAGATACCAGAGTGTACAGTAGCTCTTGCTCGTTCAATTTGGCCATCATCCATAAAGCCTTCGGGCAATGAAGTAACAGGCATACGGATCACAGAATATTCATCCCAAGCAAAGTCTTCTGGTACATTTTGACCAAATACTTCTTGAAGCTTGAATCTATCGCCCTTACTGTTTACAATGGCTCGATACCTTTTCCAGTAATCAGCAAAATGATTGAAGTCATAATATGCCGTACCAGAAAGTATAATTTGGTTTGATTTTTCTACGATACCTGAGTTTTGTTTTTCATCTTGGATTACAACGCCTAACTCTTTCGCTTTCTTTTCTTGAGCTCTTTGTTTTACCTTTTCGATTGGAGACGCAGCTACAGCGGCAAAACCGGCAACAACGTTTTCAAAAATGTCTCTGGGGATGGAAGCAAACTCGTCAGCAATAATATCATTTGCACGTTGACCACGAATCTTACTACCATCGCCCAAAGGAAGACAGGTAATTGTACTATCACCAATATGCATCACGCACCTATCAACATCTCTTCTTGGTCCGCTTCTAGAGCCGCACAGATCCCTCAGAACAGGCGCGTTCTTCCAGATGGTATCCATGTATTCAAAAAGCACTTTCGACTGTCTAAAGGCCGCACCGACGACAATGATCTTTCTCCGTGGCATAAATAAGGCTCGAAGCAATGGATATACAGAAAGTATAAATGACTTACCCATACCACGACTGCCAACCAGCATTGGAAACTTCTTGTTCCACATTTCTTTTAGTAGCAAAGATTGAAACGGAGAAATTTCTATATTGAGGATATATTTACATGCGAAAGAGAAATACTCGGGTTGCATAAACAGCCAAGCGATTCTTTCCAAAATCTTATCGGTGTCTCCGTCGTGAAATATAAAATCAATCGGATTAAATAAATCTTCGTCTTTTACATTGATGCCAAGCCAAGCATCT